CCAGAGCGCGCAGAGAGAGTCAGCCGGTTCATCGAGTGCTTGGTCGTCCCGAGTGGTGTCGGCCAGGGCGGCCCGCTCCGGCTGCGGCGGTTTCAGACCAAGTTCGTGCGGGCGATCTACACGCCGCACACCTTCAAGGGGCGGAAGTGGCGCCGAGTGGTGCGCCGGGCGATCCTGTCCATCGCCCGGAAGAACGGCAAGACGGCGCTGATCGCCGCCTTGGTCCTGGTCCATCTGTGCGGCCCCGAGGCGATCCCGAACGGCGAAATCTACTCGGCCGCCAACGAGCGCGAGCAGGCGGCCCAGGTCTTCAAGGTCTGCCAGCAGATGATCGCGGCCGACCCGGAATTGCGGTCTCGAGCCGGCCTGGAGGTGATCCCCTCCACCAAGACGATCATCTGCCGGCGCAATGGATCGGTGTATCGGGCGATCTCGGCCGAGGCCGGGACCAAGATGGGCCTCAACCCCAGCGTCGTCGTCTACGACGAGTTGGCGCAGAGCAAGAGCCGGGCTCTCTACGACGCCCTCGATTCCGGTATGGGCGCCCGCGAGGAGCCGCTCTTCATCGTCATCAGCACGCAGTCGAATGATCCGCAGCACATCCTCTCGCAACTGATCGACGATGGGCTGCGGGCCGAAGACCCCACGATCGTCTGCCACCTCTACGCCGTCCCCGATGACGTCGAGGACATCTTCGACGAGTCCGTCTGGCCGCTCGCGAATCCGGCTCTGGACGATTTCCGCTCCCTGGAGGACATGCGGGCGATGGCGCAACGGGCGGCCCGCATGCCTTCGTTCGAGGCATCGTTCCGCAACCTGTACCTGAATCAGCGGGTCGACGCGCAGAGCCCGCTGATCCCGCGGGCGGAATGGGAGGCGTGCAAGGCCGAGGAGACGCTGCGGCCGGGCGAGCGGATCTATCTCGGCCTCGACCTGTCGGCCACCACCGACCTCACCGCCCTGGTGGCCTGCTCGGCCGATGACGGCGACCGCATCCGGTCGTGGTTCTGGAAGCCCGGCGGATTGGTCAAAGAGCACGAGCTGCGGGACCGGGCGCCTTATAGCCTGTGGAAGGATCAGGGGTGGCTCCAGGGCCCGCCCGGCAAAGCCATCGACTACGGCTACATCGCCGAGCAGATCGGCGAGCTGTCCACCGAGTACGACGTGGTCGGCCTGGCGTTCGATCGCTGGCGGATCAAAGACCTGATGAGGGAGTTCGGCCGGATCGGGCTCCAGACCTTTTCGGATGACGACAAGCCCATCCCCGGCGCGCTCCGGCTTGTGTCCTGGGGCCAGGGCTTCCGGGACATGAGCCCGGCGATCGACGCCCTGGAGATTTCGATCCTGCAACGCCGGTTCTTCCATGACGGAAACCCGGTCATGAACTTCTGCATCTCGAATGCCCAGGCCGTGAGCGACCCGGCCGGCAACCGCAAGCTCGACAAGTCGGCGACCCGGTTCCGCATCGACGGTGCGGTGGCCTGTGCCATGGCTGTCGGGCTCAAGGCCCGCGATCTCCAGCGGGTGGTCGCGCCGACCTATCAGATGCTCTTCCTGGGAAGCTGATCGGGCGCGGCAACAGCCAAATGAATGAGCGACTTCGGCTGCCACAACGGGCCCGTCCCGTGAGACGGGCTTGCCGCGCCTGGGTCTGATCCTACGGCACACATTCGAGACCATCAAGGGGCCCCGATCCGGGCCCTTTTTGCATTTGGAGCCGCCCATGCGCGACCGGGCTTACAGCATCCTGCATGTACGGGATGTGAACGACGATGCACGGGTGATCGAGGGCATTGCCTCGACCCCGGCCACGGACAGAGTCGGCGATATCGTCGAGCCCATGGGCGCCAAGTTTGCCCTGCCGATGCCGCTGCTCTGGCAGCACGACGCTTGGCAACCGGTCGGGCACGTCGAGTTCGCCAAGCCGACCAAGAACGGCATCCCGTTCCGGGCCACGATCGCCAACATCGCCGAGCCCGGCAAGCTGCGCGATCGGGTCGAGGAGGCATGGCAGTCGGTCAAGGCCGGGCTCGTCCGAGCCGTCTCGATCGGCTTCCGCTCGCTTGAGCACGAATTCATGGAAGGCGGCGGCATCCGCTTCCGGACCTGGGAATGGCTGGAGCTGTCGCTCGTGACCATCCCGGCCAACGCCGACGCCACCATCACCACCGTTCGATCGATCGACGCCGAACTCCGGGCCGCGACTGGCCGAGGGAGGAAGAGCGGGGTCTTTGCCCTGCCCGGCTCGATCACGACCACCGACGACCGCTTGATGCGGTCGGTCGGCACCACCCTGCCCGGCGCCTCGGGCTCCCTGAAAACCAATGCGAAGAAAGGGGCCAAGGCTATGCCGAGGACCATCGCAGAGCAGATCACTGCTTTCGAGAACACCCGCGCCGCGAAGGCCGCGCGGATGGCCGACATCATGAACGAGGCCGGCGAGCAGGACGTCACCCTGGATACCGAGCAGGCCGACGAGTACGACGGCCTGCGCGATGATCTCAAGGAGATCGACGCCCATCTCGGCCGCCTGCGCGAGCAGGAGGCCCTCCAGGCCGTCACCGCCAAGCCGCCGCGGGTGGATGCCACCGAGCGCGGCATGGCCGATCGGGCGCAGAGCCCGATCACCATCGTCCGCGAGACCAAGCTGCCGCCCGGCATCGAGTTCGCCCGCTACGTCAAGGCGCTCGCCGCCGCGAAGGGCAACCCGCAGATCGCCTACGAGATCGCGAAGGCGCAGTATCCGGACAACGGGCGCGTCCACAACGTGCTCAAGGCCGCGGTCGCCGCCGGCACCACGACCGACCCGACCTGGGCCGGCCCGCTGGTCGACTACCAGACCTTCGCCGGGGACTTCATCGAGTTCCTGCGGCCGACCACGATCCTCGGCAAGTTCGGCGCGAACGGCATCCCGAGCCTGTTCAACGTGCCGTTCAACATCAAGATCCCGGCTCAGACCAGCGGCGGCAGCGCCTACTGGGTCGGCGAGGGCAAGCCGAAGCCCCTCACCAAGTTCGATTTCTCGCAGATCGAACTGCGGTGGGCCAAGATCGCGAGCATCGCGGTCCTGACCGAGGAGCTGGTCCGCTTCTCGAACCCGAGCGCGGACACCCTGGTCCGCAATGCCCTGGCCGAGGCGGTGCGCGCCCGGATGGACATCGACTTCATCGACCCGGCCAAGGCCGTCGTCGCGAACGTGTCCCCGGCGTCCATCACCAACGGCGTCACCCCGATCGCCTCGACCGGCGACGTGTCGGCGGATCTCGATGCGCTCTACACCGAGTTCATCACCGCCAACCTGTCGACGGCGAGCGGCGTCTTCATCATGAGCGAGATCACTGCGCAGCAGATCGCTCGGGTGAAGACCCCCCTGGGGCAGTCCGAGTATCCCAACATCGGGCCGCGCGGCGGCTCGCTGGAGGGCGTGCCGGTCATCACCTCGCAGTATGTGCCGGTGGGCACGATCATCCTGGTGGCGGCCGACCAAGTGTACCTGGCCGACGACGGGCAGGTCGTGATCGACGCCTCCCGCGAGGCGTCGCTGGAGATGCTGGACAACCCGACGAACGCCTCGGCCCCGCCGACCGCGACGTCGCTGGTCTCGCTCTGGCAGACGAACTCGATCGGCATCAAGGCCGAGCGGTTCGTGAACTGGCAGAAGCGCCGCGCCGAGGCCGTGGCCATGGTGACCGGCGCCGACTACGCCCCGACGACCTGAGAGTGATCTGGCACGCGACGCCCTGGCTCTCGGGTGACATCGGCGGAGGCTTGAACGCCTTCGTCGAGCGCCTGCCCGAGGACGCTTGGGTGTGCCTCCGTGACGGTGACACGATCTGGCTCACGCCGGATTGGGGCGACCAAGTCGAGCGGGTGGTGGCCGAGCATGGCGAGCGCTTCGCCGTGATCGGCGCCATGACCAATCGGCTCCGGTCGCCCCATCAGCTCCACGGCGGCATTATGTCGGCCGATCCCGATATCGGCCGGCACCGTGACATCGCTCTCAAGCGTTGGGCGGAGCATGGGACTGCCGTACAGCCGCTGCACCGCGGCGTCCTGGCCGGCATGTGCCTGATCTTCCCGAAGCGGGTCTGGACCGAGCACCCGTTCGAGGAGCGCTCGATCCGGTACGACCTGACCTTCTCGATGGCGGTGCGGGCCGGCGGTGGCCGGCTCGGCATCGCCCTCGGGCTCTACCTGTTCCATCTGTACCGCTGGGGCGCCGGCAACCCGCTCGCCTCGACGGCCCATCTCGCAGGGGTCGGTCGATGAAGATCGGCATCGGCGTTACCACGCACAACCGCCGGGACGTCTTCGTCCATTCCCTCGGCGAGATCCGTCGCTTCGCGCCGCCCGG